CGAAGCCCCCCGCCACTTCCGAAAGACCGAGAAGAAGCTCCGCAGACAGCAGCGCCGCCTCTCCCGACGTAAGAAGTTCTCTCTCCGTTGGCACAGGGCCAGGAAGCAGGTGGCCAAGACCCACCGGAGAATCACCAACCAGCGGAAAGACTTTTCCCACAAGCTCAGTAGGAGACTGGTCAACGAGTTCTCTCTGGTCGCCGTTGAAGATCTTAATGTCAACGGTCTCAGCCGTTCCAAACTTGCTAAAAGCATTCATGATGCAGGTTGGTCCCAACTGCTGGCTCATCTCTCGTTCAAGGCTGAAAGCGCCGGTTCGAAGGTGGTTGCAGTCGATCCGCGTTACACCAGCCAGATCTGCTCTGACTGCGGATCTCTGGTTCCTAAAAAACTGAGTGTTCGTGTGCATCGGTGTCCTGAATGCGGCCTGGTGATCGACCGAGATCATAATGCCGCGATCAACATTCTGCATCGAGCCCTCTTAGGCCCGGACGGGGCCTCTGTGCGCCAACGTATCCCAGCAGGGACTGCGTAGCATAGGAAGCCGCCTGCTTTATAGCTGGCGGAGGACGTCACGAAAGAAAAATCAAACATTAATCCCCCCCTTCAACCGAAGATTTTGACTCAAAACATCCTGGTGTCTTTCTTCATCTAAATCCATCATTCTTCTTTCGGTCCTCTGAGGGACTTTAGGATCAGACCAATACATACTCAACCACAACTGCACCAGGTTTTCAAGCTCTTTCTTGCGATCAGCAAAGGCTTCCTTAGCTACTCTCAAAATGTTTGCCTGTCGGCTCATTTTAATCAAAACCTCTTCTGCCGCCACCACCTGGATATTCAAATCAACTTCCATCTTAATCATAGCTTCTGTGGGCCTGGCCTTGGTTAAATCAGCAGCAAATGCAATCCGGACTTGTTTCTCAATATCCGCCCGTGTAATAGATAAAGCTTGTTTAGCCCGATCTTGCTCAGCTATTGCCTCAGCATGAAGCCTCCCCCACCTGGCAAATCTAATCGGTTGGTCCAAACACTCTTCATCCAAACGAGATTTATCAATAAAAAGATCCTGTTGATAATTTAAATCCAATTTTTAGTTCCCCTCACTTTCTTTATCTTTCAGCCTTTTACTTTTAGCAAATATCCGTTCTTGCCAGGCCCGAATACGTTCTTCTTCAGGATTCTCCAAAATATTTTCTTCTTCAGTCCAAATTTCAAGCTGATCAAGAACTTCCATCAGCCGTTTAGTTGCTTCCCGAGTGGCCGCTGGAACAACCTTACCAGCTTCCCACAAATATACTGTCTGAAAGGATACCCCAATCAAACGACCTAATCCTTCCTGAGAGAGCTTAAGTCTTTCCCTCAGCCGTTTCACTTCCTCTGGTGAGGGAACTCGTTTAATCTTACATCACCCCTTTCTGTTTGAATTCCTAAGAATATTATAGTTACTCAATTGATAGAATCTAATAGAAAACTACCAATCAAGTTTGAAAAGCAGCACCATATCATCCGCTGAGAAACCGATCTAAGATATTCAATGAGCCGACAATGTCAGCATGATTTGAGTACCCACACTTCAAACATTGAAACCTTGCTCCAGATCGATTTTCCCGCTCAGTATGGGAACAATGAGGACATCGTTGACTGGTCTTATAGGGACTTACGCTTCTAAAGGAAACACGGTTTTCTTCAGAGCGCATCTGAATGATATTCAGCAGTTCCCTATAATTCCAGTTACTGAGCGTTTTTCGGAAAGCTTTACTGCAATTAGGGCTCTTGCCTCATTAAATATTATACAAGAATTCCTCTCAAAATCCAAGAATTAATTTTTAAAAATACGAATTGACAAAATAGGGCTTTAGCCCGCCGCAAGCCAGTCGTCAACCAGAAAGGAGGCGCAGGCTTTCCTCTGCCGCCTGCTTTAACCACTACAGAGTGCCACAGGGAAGCTTACAGGTTAATTTGTTTATTTGTATAACGTTCTACGTAACATTTTTTGTTCCCACTCCTGACTTTAAACCCATGCTCCGCAAAAAACTTACGAATTTTTTGGGTTCCCATCATACTTGCTTCTTCTTTAATTTCCTTTACTGAAAGCTTCGACAAAGTTTTAAGTTTACCCAGATTCAAATACTTTCCAGTTTTAGGATGGTAATGCAATCGAACAAAATTCACATTAATTCCATAATATAAAAACATTCCTCTAATACCTTTTTCCCTTTCACACAAACTAAATTTAGTTTCACCTGGACTACTTAAACCATAAACATAACCAACCCTCCCTTTCCCCTCTGCTAATTTTCTCAACAAAGAAAATTTAGGAAACAAAGAAGCAAAATCTTTTAACCTATCTTCTTTTGCTACCCCAACTCCTGGCCCTATAATTGTCTTCACTCCATACAACCAACAAACCAAATCAATTCCTCGCTCCACCAAAGACTGATAAGTTACATTAGAAGATCTCAATGAAGTTCTTGCTACTACTTTTCTCAATGCTAAACTAAATTGTTCACTCAACAAAATAGAAATTCTATCAAGTTTTGGAAGATCCCTCATTTCAAAAAAATAAGGATCTTCCCTTTCAAGAATTTCTCTTATAGTATCAGGAGGAACACGAAAAATTTCCGACAGTTCATAAACCTTAAAAACCTTTTTCTTATACAAAGAAACAATTTTTAACTTATCTTCATTTGATATTCTCTTTTTATATTTAAACCTTGAACAAGAATACTTTTTCTTTTCCGCCTCTTTCCCAAGCATACGTATACATCGGCTACAAGTAATAGCCTCTTCATAATGACCAAACACTACCCAAAGGTCTGGTACAATCACTTTACCACAAATTGTCCTGTCTTTGTCGCGGCGTCTCCCATGAACAACTTTAGGAGCCCCTGACGGCATCTCTTTCCTTCCTCTCTAATCCAGATTCTTCCCACTCTCTTTCAATCAATTCAACTATCAACCGTTCCATGGTCTTACCCTGCATAGATGCCAGGATCTTTAATTTTTGATGGATTTCAGATGGAACTCTAAGGATTATTTGTTTTATCTCAACTCCTTGCACACTCTGTTCCTTTCTACTTCTCTATCCCAAAATTAAGGTTTAGTGAAAAACATAGACATCTCCAGGTTCGTCTCGTCAAATGAGTCTATTAAGTACGCATTCTCATACTGATCAATTCCTATGATCAAGGGATCTTTAGGAATATTCCCTACTGTTACCGTGAACTCTGACGGCTCTTGTACTAAAAAAATATTATCTTTGAATAATTTTTCGGCTTTTTCTATTTCTGTCTTAACACTTGGTGGAACCATTCCAGAAAACTTAAATTGAAACCGAACATGGCCATCGTAGCCTATTAGCTTATAGTATTTGAGAGCTAACAATCTTAGCATTTCTAGTCTAAGGCATCTAATTGCCACTGGAAGTTTGGTGAAGAACTTATCAGCCTCTCCCTTAAACAATCTCGACTCACCTGTATGCAGAATGTTTGAAACTTTAAATTCCAAATGACTCTCCCCGTCACCATTAACATTATACACAGAAAGAGCAGGAGCCCACTCGCCTTTACTATATTCTTTTATTGCACTCAAAGGATTCAAATTTATTTTGTGATACATACTTCCTAATCCGGCTTCGTAGTTGATTTGTTTAATTGCACTCTTCAATTCTTCTATAACAGACCGATTCGTATTTATATGATAATTTAGTTTCTTTCTTACATTGGATTCCACTCCGAGCGTAAGAGTCTCTCGTAAACTTCTGCATTGTGAAATTTCAATCTCTCGTTTAATTATCTCACTCTCCAGTTTACTTATCTCCCCATCTACTACACCTACCTCCGAAGCTGAATTCTTAATCTCCGTAAGAGCATCTACACCTACGCTTTGCATATTGTATCCTCCGTTTACTTCCATTTACTTCAATACTACGTTTACACACTGACGAGGTAGTATTCGATAAATATCATCATATGGCAACTGTTTATGTACAATGATATTTACTTGTACGCCCTCTAACAGAATTTCCAGTTGACACTTAAGTTCCTCAAGTGTAGATGATTTAAATACATACTCAGCAAAAGTTACGCAGAAATCTTCAGCGTCATCTGAGTACGCTATTGCAATTTGCGAAGCTTCTTCACGATTGACTGTAAGTTTAGAGGATAAGGTAATTACTCTGAGTATTGTGTCATTTAAGCGCCCGGTAATTGGTTTAGATCTTAACATCTTACAGATTTTAGTAACCAGCAAATAGTACTGCATTTCCTCAAAAGAAATAGTTTCTGTACTTATACTTGTCAAGTCTATTGTAATCTCCATCATATTAGTTTTCCTTCTCTAAAAATTAAACAACTGAAATCCAAATCCTGTTTTTGTGATAGTTTTTGTTTAAGCCAAACAATAAGTTCATCTTGCTGTTGCAGCTTTGCCACAAGTTTATTTATTTTCACCTGATTGTCATCTGCCTCAGTTTTATAAAAATCAACTAATTCTTCCGGGGTCATCTCTATATCCCCCAACTTAGTTTATTAACAAGATCTGTACTTTCTGTCGTTTGAATATACGTCTGAAGGTTACTTAAATTCTTGTGCCTTGAATACATTTGAGTTTGGGCAATGTCTTTTCCAGTCATATTATAAATCTTTGTTACAAATGCCTTACGAAAAGAATGAGTATTTACCTTGCCTTGAATATTTAACTTTTTACAAGCATCTTTAATAACTTGAGAAATCTGTTTTCGAGAAATGCCTTTCTTTCCATCATTTAAAGAAAGAAAAAGAGGAGTATCTGAAGTTACAACAAATCCTCTCAATTTATAAATCCTCTTCAGTTCTTCAACAAGCTTCTTATATCCTTCTGGAACTGGGAAAGTTATATTTTCTGAATTCTTCTTACTCTTGATTGACAAATATTTCCCCTCTACATCTCCAAAAGTAAGACTAAGAGTCTCACTTACCCTGGTTCCAAATGTCAAACCTGTCATAACCAACACCCGATCTCGAATTCCTAACTTCTTTAAAAGCTGATTTACTTCTTCTTCATTTACTACCCGGCATCCTTGCATGATTTATTCCCCCCAAGAAATTTCTATTTTCAGTTTGGTTGCTTTTAACGTAAATCGATACCTTCTTTGGGCTTTTTCTATTTCAATTATCCCCTGTTTCTCCATTGCATTTAATTCCCTCATCAAAAACGGAGGATCATGATCCTCAAAACTAATCCAAATTCCTTTTTCAGAGGGAAAACATTCCTCCTCAAACTCTTTAATAAAATCAGATGCTTTCAAAGAAATATCCTCCAAGTCCAAAAAATTAAACGACCGGAATTAAAAGTTCTCTTTCTGCTTCTTCTTCTGACATATTCTTATCATCAAAGGCCCTATCAATAATTTCTTGTTTATTCACAACTGTTTTTGCCATTTTGACATCCAGGCTCTCCTCAAAAACCAGATGTTGAATCAAAACAAAATCCGCTACGGCTCCTATTCGTACTGCCCTATCCTCACACTGAGAAATTACTGCTGGCGTCCAATCCTCTTCAAGAAAGATCTCATGGGAACTGGCGGTAAGAGTAATCCCCAACCCCGCAGCTCTCATAGAACCAATAAAAAGTAAACAAGAAGGATCATTTTGAAATCGATCTACAGCCTCTTGTTTTTCTTCTAAAGATTCCTTACCAGTCAAAACAACAGCTTTACTTCCAAAATAATTTTTAATTCTATTGATTACATCCTGATGATGAGCAAAGATTATAATCTTCTCTTCTTCTTCCTCCAAACAATTTTCAATAAATTCTATAGCATGAGGAATTTTCGCCACAGCAGTCTTATGGCGCAATTTAGACATCTCTTCAAAAGCCACCAAAACCGCTTCTTTAAGATCCTCAACCGCTTTTTTGTATTCGCCTGAATTTTCTGAAACTTTGGCAATTTCAAGCCTGGTCCGAAGCTTTTCCAATCTTTCTTCATTCTTTTTCCAGGCATTTTGCTCAGCCTGAATTTCTTGAATAGCTCCATTAGGAGAAAGCTCTATAATTTGCCTTCTTTTTTTAGGAAGATCTGGTAAAACATCTTCCTTTTTTCTTCTCACCATCATTCGGGTTCTAAGAATTTCCTGCAATTCCCGCCCATTGGTGGACCCGGAAAGGTCCCATCCATAACGTGTTTGATATGCACCACAAAATTTTTTAGCAAATGACCAAAATTTTGGCCATTGAAATGGATCAAGACCATGCAAGATAGGCCAAAGATCCTTATGCCGGTTTACAATCGCCGTTCCACTAAGAGCTAGAAAGAATCTTGTAGGAATAGGAGCAATACTTTTTTGTTCCTTTCCTTTTCCCAATACCCCTCCTAAAATACAAGCGCTCCGAATAGTATTTGAGTTTCTGAGAAGATGGCTTTCATCAGCAATAATAAGATCCCAGGTCTTCTTTCTTAGTTCTAGTTCATACTTATGAACAATATCATAATTCATAATTACAATATCAGTTTCACAAAAGCATTTACTATCAGCAATTCCCACTGAAAGACTTCTTGTCATAAATTTTTCAAGTTCATTTCTCCAATTTAATTTTAATGTTGCAGGACAAATAATTAATATGTCCTTTATATCAGTTGCATTTATGAAACCAATTGCTTGAAAAGTTTTACCCAAACCCATATCATCACCAATTAAAACACCTTTGGGATGAAATGAGCCTTTGATATTACCCCCTTCCTGAATTGCCTGGAAGCGTTCCAGGCAGTAAGCAATCCCAGCCTTTTGAAAAGGCAAATAAGAAAACCCTTCCGGACACGGGATATCAATTTGCGCATCAATGGCTCTGGAAGCTTCCAGAGCCCTCTCTTTTTGTTCTTTTTCTTCTTGAAGCTTACGTTCAATCTGTTCTATCAGTTCAGAAGAAGCATAATCTGAAAGCTTTAAAGCATTTGTATAATTTTCAGTCCACCACTTCTTTTCTTTTGCATTCCATTTGAATCCAGCTTCTTTTGCTATAAATTTCTCTTCATAAGTACACTGAAACACATAAATATTATTTGCTTCAATTAATTTCATCTTGGTTTTGTCCTAAAATTTTTTGGATGCTTTCTTTTGTTTTATTAATTATACTACAAGACTCCTGCCATTGAACCAAACATCTTATATATTTCTCCTGCCTGCCATCCTCACGTTCCTTCCAGGAATCATAAGCAGCCTGAAGTGCAGCTGTAGCCAGCTCTTTTGCTTTGTCTTCTACTTCTTCCCACTTTTCCTTAGCAAACTTTGTACCCAATCGCTTCCCAGGAAAAGTAGTTTTGAATTGCCCCTTAAAAATCTCATAAGCCCGTTCCTTTATATCACTTTCTCCAAAAACAGGTTCATAGTCTGAATGCCACCAAGTTTTTTCTGGCATCTTTGGTAAAACCATAGTTTCCATCTCTTGCCTGAGATCCTTTAGAATCAGATCGAATTCCCCATTAGAAACACAAAGAGCATGATGAACCAAATGGTGAATCTCTTGAATATCAACCCCCAAAGTTTCGCATATTTTTTGCATTCCCCTCCAGGAAGAATAAAACCAAAGAAACCCTGGATCATCTGAAGCATCTAAAACAAATTCTTGTTTGGCCTGGTAAAATAAAGATTTCAATTTCGCATTATAATTATCTGGCATCTTTTTACTGCCACCCCCCTGCTTTCGGTTGCTATAATATTCTGTCCCACAGGCGTTGCAGATGTAGATATCTGAAACCACCTCATTGGGATTATAAAAGAAAAACATTTCAATATATATTATACAAAAAAACATCTTTTATATCAAGAGAAAATTTTAATCCAGGAGAAAATTTGGGATGGGAAATTTCAGGAAAGGCTTGAGTTTAAAGGGATTCAAAGGAAAAAGAAGAAAGGGGAAATAAAAAACAAAAAGTAAAAACAGCAAAGAAAGACAGGCAAAAAACAACTTCTCTTTTCTTAACTTATCATATATGATATACTAACAAATAGGT